CTGGTGGTAAACCAAACCAATTATTACTACCATTATACTCTTTTGCCCAGACACTTAAAGCAATAGTTGGAATACTAGCAACTCTTTTTAAATCTCTTGATTTAGAATAACCATCATTTAAATTTAGTAGTTTTTTATTATGATCTAAGTGAGGAGTTATATCAACTTCTTCCTTAGTAATAATTTTACCTTCCATGTCATCTTGCATGTAAGTAGTTTTTTGTAATCCATCTAATACTGTATCTTTTCTCATCTGCCTTGACCTTTATATCTATTCTGACTTTTTTGCCTACACTCAGATTTGTTCTGAGATTTCTTATGGCAACCTGGTCGTTTTTTATTCTGATCTCTTTTTACATAAAATGCAAAATTTTGTTTAGCCATTAGCCAGACATTTCAGTAATAGAAATTTCAGCAGTACCAATAAAAGCTACTTTTTCACCTGGTGAAACTTTAAAAATTTCAGGTTGGTCAGCAGGTATAAAGATAGTTGATGAATCAGCAGTTGCAACAGCAGTTGGGTTTGCACCGAATAAAATATAAACATCAGCAGTTGCTGCTATTCTTACATATTCAGTTTGTGTTCCAAAAGCACTAGATTGAGCAGATGTTCCATCACTTGTTTTACCTTGATGTGTTATAGGTCTTAGTCCGTAATTAAAACTCATTTTATTTCTCCATTAGTTAGTAAGGGGGAAGTACCGCTAGGTAAGATCCCCCAAATATTGTTATATCTTATTATCTTCTAATAACAAAAGTTATTTCCATTTTAGAAGCGTTTGTAGATCCACCGTTAGTAATACATTCAAGTGCTGAACCTTCATTTACATTATTTAATGCTGTAGGTTCTACTTCATATTGTTTTCCAGCTGAAGCTGTTGCAATATGACTTATTGCACCAGAAGTACAAGCTACACCGTCTATTTCAAAAGTAACAGCTGCAGTTCCAGTAGTGGTTGCTTTGTTGTGAGCAAATATTTTAACTATTCTACCAGCGTCTGGTATAACTACAAAAGTAGATGATGCAGTTGATACGTCAGGTATTGCTGATGTTAAAAAGTAATCGTTTAATGTTCTCATTGTGTTTTCTCCATTTGTTGTTCCATCTATAACCTTATTAAGATTTCAACGTTTTGTTTAATTGACTGGGGTGCATTTTTTTAGGTTACACCCCAAGCAAATTTATTTATTATGAAGTAGTTAAATCTGTGATTAAACCACTTGCTTTTTCATTTCTTGACTCAAGAGTGTATTCAGCAACCATAAATCTCTGATCTGCATCAGCGTCTTGTGCAGGAGTTTGTAGTGAGAAGTCTCTTAAGAAAGAACAAGCCCAGTATTCCATATCTAAAATAAGTGCATCTTGACCTATTTTAGCAGAAGTAGCATTAGCACCTCTTATGAATCTATTAGGAGATACTTGCATAGTTCCAAAATCTGACTCATATACATCAATAGAAGTAATTAATCTTCTATCTTCTGCAGCGTCAAATCTAGTAGAACCACCAGTAAATCCAGATAGTTTTTGTTTGTTAAAAGCATTAACCATAATCATGTTAGGGTTTCCGCCTTCATTGTAACAAGATACTAGAACACCTTTTAATTGTGCTTCAGTAAATGCTCTTTGAGTACCATCTGTTCTGATTGCACCATTACCAGCACCTGATCCACCTGCACCAGCGTCAACATTAGTTTCAAACCAAGTTTGAGCTCCTCCAAGTTTTCTAGCTGTAGTAGCATTACCTGCTGCTTTAGCGATATTAGTTAAAAGAGCTACTTCCATATCTCTTTTTAACTCTTTAGCACTTTTTGCAACTTGGTAAGCTAACTCATTATTTCTTCCAGCAGAAGTTACAGAATCTTGCGTTCCTGAAACTTTAATTCCTTTAGTAGAAATTTGAGTGTAGTTAGTTTCTTTAACTGATGGTGTTAGAGTTGCATAACTTATACTAGCTCCTTCAATAGCAGCATTTGCAGCAACGTCAGCTAGTGCATCAGTTTGCCATTCATGTAGTGTGTTTGTTGCTTTTGTTTTCGCAATTCCAGACATAAAAGGAGTTTCAGTTGGACTGATCGAATATATAATATCCGATAGGTCTTCTCTGTTTCCTATAGCTTGGTATGTTTGATATGTAGCCATTTTATTTTCTCCGTTAGGTTATTGTTTATAGATAACGCATCAATAAATCGGTAGCATCTTTTGTGCTTCCTGATTTCTTCAACGTCTTAATCTGATTCAACCTAGTTTGACTATTTATATCTTCTTTAGTAGTTTTAACGCCTGACCTAACAAATTTAGATGGTTTAACTTTTTTACTTACTAAATTGGGTTTATTCGCTTTAGCTTTCATTCCATCCATGATGACATCAAACATTCTTGAATCATAAATTCTTGAAACATCCTCATTTGAGAATCCTTTAGAACTTAAATAACCCATAATATCTGACTTAACTGCATTACCCTTCATAGGATCAGCAAGTACAGGATGTTTTAAGTGAAGTTTTCTTTGTTCACCTTTTAACACTTCCTGAAATTGAGCATTTTGGTGTTCTCTCAATTTTTGCTGTGCTTGTTGAATTGATTGTTTTCGTTTATTAATTTTACGATCAACTCTAGCAGCCTCAGTTGGATCTTCATCCCAAAGAGCATCAAGCTCCTTAGAATTTACATCATTGTTAATCTCAGCATTTAAAGTAACCACTAATGAATTTAAATCGTCCATCTTGGTCGAATACTGATTCTTCAAACGATCTTCTTCAGATTTAAGCTCTCTTTTTTCGATTGCTATCTCCTCAGTTTTTCGTCTGTAGTCGGCATCTTTTTGATAACCTGCTTTTAATTCGTCAAGGTCAACATCAATCTTTTCACCATTAACTGTAACTTGGTGTAGATCGGTTTCTTGTTCTTCAATTGCATTTTCATCTTGTGATGCTTGTTCTTCTTCAGCAACTTCTTGAGTTTCCTCAACTTGAGCTTCTGGTTTTTGCTCAACCTCAGATTCTACTTCTGTAGTTTCTTTTGGTTCAACTGGTGTTGCTTCTTTTGTAGATTTGTTGATAACTCCATTAGAGTCCATCAAACCTTCAATAGTTTTAGCCGCACCTTGTACTGACTCATTGTTCAGTAAGGGGTTTCCGTCAGACATTTAAGTCCTCCTATTGTTAAGCTGTCTTTCGACTTGGCTTATTCTAACCTTAGTGGTTAAAATTTTGTATTATTCTGTTGCTGTCTGAAATCTTCCAACTGTTTAGATGCAAGTTTTCCAGTTTCAACTATTGTATGTAAGTGTTGTTCCACTTTACCTACAACATTATAAGCGATCCAAAGTTTTTCTCTGGTTTCACTTTCATCAGCACCTGTTTTTTCAAGAAGTGCTTCAGAATAAATTTTTTTAAGAGTTTCCATGCTCTCTTGAAAAAGTTTACTCCCCAGTATTTGTTTCGCTTCGTTGGATCGGCTCACTTCCACCGACCTGTTCGTCTGGTCTTGCGTTTCCATTTAGTCCTTTTACTTGTTGTTGAAACATATTAGTCGATTTTTGTGCTTGGTCAAGTATTTTACTCTGTTCAGAGAAAACCATTTTTTCCATTTCGGCATCAGCTTTAATTTTTGCACTATCTAATTGGGTATTGTATTTTAAAGACATTTCTTTCATTTTAGATTCAAAATCTAACATTAATTTTTTATTGTCTTGCTCTAACTCTTTGTATTTAATTTCAATATCTGCCATTTTTCTTTTATTCTCAGCATCAATTCTAGTAAATTCTATTTTCTCAATTGGAGATGGTGCTGGAGGTTGAGGAGGTGGCATCATTTTTTTACCAACATCAGGATTAACAAAGTAAGTATCTACATTTTTAAGTCCAGCATTTTCAACCATTTTAGTCAAAGTGTTATACATATTTTTAAGACTAACCATTGGTAATTCTCTACCGCCTTGTAATTGGAAAGCTTGGATCTGTCTTTCTAAAATAGAATTTAACATTATAGTTTGTTGTTCTTTAGAACCAGTTCCTAATCCTACAACGATTGATATATTAAATCTATCTCTCCACTCAGTAGGTCTAACTGGAATGTATTGGTTACTCATCATAATAATTTTTTCTTTATCTTGATACTTAACCATTAGTTCAAATATTTTTTTAAATAATTCTTTAACACCTGTTTCTGCAAAGACTCTAGCAATCAATTCTGATCTCATTTGAGTTTGCGTCATCAAAGCATTTACACCAGTTGCAGTTTTAGCATTTAATGTATCAGGACTTAAACCTTGAGCTTCTTTTGAAACACCAGTTCTACCTTCTCTAACTGAATCTAAATAACTTAATAAAGGAAAAGCTTGTTGTGAAATTGGTTGAGCTTGTAGGGGTTGTAAAACTTGGTTAGGTGGTTGTTTAGTTCTAACGATTCCACCAGGTCTAGTCGTAAGTAGGTCATCCATATTAACCATACCATCCATGATTGCAACTCTGTTGTTATTTGTTAAATACATATTGTCTAACAACTGTCGCATCACAGTAGATTTCATTAATTGAACATCTTCAACTAATTCTGAAATTGATCTGCCATAAAATCTGTGTGGCATAGGAATAGGAGTTACTGTAACAAAAGGTGCATTATCACAAGGTGTATTAGATAGGATATTAGAACCTTGATCTCCAGCTGCTACAACTTTTCTTAACTCTGCAATACCATCACCATCATAATCATATTTTATATAACACTCATAAACTAAAACTTTTTCTGTTGAACTATCTGTTGAAGTGCTAGTTGGATAATCGTCTATATCTCTCATCCTTACAACTTGCTCAGTATTGAAAACATCTAAACTTGATTTTGGTAATTCATCAACTTCATCTTGTGAGTAACCCATCGAAACTAAATCTGATCTTGTCATTAAAACTTTATGAGCTACAAAATTTGCATCATCAATCGTCTTAGCATTTCTTTCAATTAAAAATTCTTCTGGCGGAACACTTTCAATTTTTACTTTACCTGTTTTTTTAATTCTTTTAATTTTACAATTATATAAATCAAAATTAGGTTCTTGAACTTGGCTTGTGTCCATACCTTGTAATTTATATTGTTCTAAAGTTGCTTCAAATTGTTCTCTAGCATCTTCATCTTCAAAAACTTCTTCTTCAACAAATTCTATTTCGTCTTTAGTATTTTCTAAATCTTCTTTTTCTTGAGGTGATAAATTTTCGTAAGTTTCGTATTCAACTTTTTCAGAGTCGTCCCAATAAATTTTTAGGAAACCATTTTTTTCTATTAGAGCATCTTTAAAAAAATTATATAATAATTGGAAACCATTATTTTCTTTGTAGAATACATGATTTAAATAAGCTGTCGCTTGGTCTGCCATAGGAACATCTTCACCAGTCATAGGTTCGCAACGAACAACATTATCGGAAGCTGTGAATACTCTTAATAGATTTGGTAATAGACTTTCAATCGTATCAGATACATCTGTACTTACTACTTGTGAACGACCATCTATTTCCGTTCCAAGTTTATCGCCTAAATAATATTCTAAAGATTTTCTTCTTTGCTCTGAAAGCTGTCCACCTAAATAACCTAATCCATTTGTGATCTGGTTGCTTATTAAACTTTTTAATTCTATATCTGATTTTTCTTTTTGATCTTTATTTTTTTTTGCCATATTAAACTATATAATTTGTATTAATTCTTATCGGCTTTTTCCAATCCGATCTTTCTATAGGTTCTGTAACAGCACCATATCTTATCGAATCACAAAAGTGAGATGCCCAATTGTGTAGAGGTTTATTTCTAAAGCAATTATTTTTTTCATCCCAACGTTTACAATATGACTTTAACGCTTCTACAAGCTTATTGCAATTGTTTTTATGAAAGTAGCATTTAGGCAACATTCTTCTAACTTGTTCAATACCGTCTTCTACACTAAGTTTGGGTGCTATGTCAAATTCTAGTCCTAATTCTTTTGCTGTTTCCCATCTTGATTTATTAGTGCCAATCTCCCTAACTCTAATATCATGGGGTGCAATATGTTTTGAATATTTGTAAGGTTTACTATCTATGATATTAATGTAGTGTTCTAAACCCTCTCCTGAGTTCTCATAACAATCAATAATTCTAATTTCGCCACTAGGTCTTCGTTGTGCAAAAGTTATTACGGTACTGTCATTCATTCCTAAGTCCCACCAGGTTTCAACTTCCAAATCATCCTCTATATCAAAATTAGTAATATTGCCTTTCTTCTCTAATTCTTCAATCGTAGATCCAAAGTAAGAA